GGTGGTGACCATGCCGCGCCAGGCCAAGCAGGCGGCGAGGTTGGCGATCAACACCGGCGCCCGCCGCGGCCGCGCCGAGGGCTCCCGGCAGATCCGCGCCCAGGTCAATTTCACCGCCAGCTACCTCAACCAGCCGGGCCGCTTTTGGGTGTCGCGCTTCGCCAGCCCGTCGGAGCTGAGCGCGGTGATCTCGGCGCGCACCGAGCCGACCTCGCTGGCCCGCTTCGCCACCCAGCGCAGCCGCGGCGGCAAGCGGGCCGGGCTGCGCATCGGCATCAAGCGCGGCGGCCGCAAGACGGTGTTGCGGTCGGGCTTCTTCATCAATTTGCGCGGCGGCAACCGCGGGGTTGCGGTGCGCCAGGCGGTGGTCGATCGCCTCAACCTGCGCCGCGCCGGGTTCAGTGCCCGCGGCGGCAAGCGCGGCTATCTGCTGCTGTTTGGGCCATCCGTGGACCAGGTGTTCCGCACGGTCAAGGACGACATGGCGCCCGAGGTAGCGGATTTCACCAACAGCGAGTTCCTGCGCCAGTTCGCGCGGCTCAGCAAATCGGGGAGGCGGTGATGTCGCTGCGCCTGGATATCCTTACCGCGCTCACCGGCCACCTGGCCGCCATGGCGCCGCCGGACTACAGCCACGACCTCGCCGGCCAGGTGCACCGCGGCAAGCCCGCGTTCGGCTACGAGAAGGTCTCGACCACCTTCGTGACCCTGCTCGAGCCGGAGGACAAGCGCGACCTGCAACCCGCGCCCGGCCGCCCGGACCGGCGCTCGCTGCGCTGGGAGCTGCTCATCTGCGGTGTCTCCGGCCGACCGGCCGACGCCGACCACCCCACGGACGAGGCCTACCAGCTGCTCGACGATCTGCTGCGCCGGGTGGCCTGGATCAACGCCAATACGGTGACCGCAACCCCCGGCCGCGTGGCGCGCGCCCTGGGCGGCCTGGTGGACGGCAGCATCAGCGCCGGCGCCGGCGTGGTGTTGCCGCCAGATTCCCTGCAATCGCGGCCCACCGCGGTGTGCATTCTGCCCATCGAAATCCCGCTCGTGGAGCGGAGCAATCCCTGAGGAGAGACGCATGACCGAAGACGCTGGAAAGTACAACACCGAAACGCCGGAGCGCGGCAAAGCCAAGAGCGCCAAGCCGGTGCTGAAGGGGCCGCTGCGCTGCTGGATCCGCGACCCCAAGACCGGCGCCGCCCGGCTGCATGACTACCAGCCCGGCGACCCCGTACCCGACCACCTGACCCAAACCCAGCGCCAGCGTCTGATCGACGCCGGCGTTATCTGAACCGCGGCAGCCGCCGCACAGCCACGAGGATCTGGACATGCCGCAGAGCATCTACACCCTGGACGAACTCATCATCCCCCGCGGGATCGTCTATTTCGATCCCTTCGACGCCGCCGGCGCCGCCACCGGCGAGGTCGATCTCGGCGAGACCGGCGGCGCCAACCTGAGCCCCACCACGGAGAACCTGCAATACTTTTCGTCGCGCTCCAAGGCCCGCCAGGAGATCCGCAACGTCGCGACCTCGATCTCGCGGGCGTTCACGCTGAATCTCGACAGCATCAACATGCACAACGTGGCGCTGTTCTCGATCGCCGACCTCAGCGAGATCACCCAGGTCGCCACTGCGGTCACCGACGAGCCCTTCACCGTGTTGCAGGGCCGCTGGTATCAGCTGGGCGGCAATACCCCGGCGCGCAATGTCAGCTCCGTGACTGTGGCGGATTCCGTGCCCACCACCTATGTGGAGGACACGGATTACGTGCTGGACGCCGCCAACGGGCGCATCCAGATCATCGTCGGCGGCAATATCAGCGACGGCACCGACATCCTGGTCGACTACACCCCGGCGGCCGAGACCCGTAACCGCGCCGCTGCCGGCACCGAGGCCAAGCGCGGCGCCCTGCGCGTGATCAACGACAACGCCGAGGGCCGCAACCGCGACTGGTGGTTCCCGTCGGTGATCATGCAGCCCTCCGGCGAGATGCCCATCATCTCTGCGGATGACGCCTGGGCGCAGATGGCCTTCAACGTCGGCGTGCAGAAGAAGACCGGCCTCGCGGCACTCTACGTCGACGACCGGGCGGTGGGCTGATGGCGGGTCTCGCCGGTGTGACCGTGCCCACCCGGTCGATCCGGGTGGGCGACGGTGCCGTCACCCTGCGCGGGCTGTCGTTCGAGGATCTGGGCGCGCTGCTGGACGCCCACGGCGACGCCTTTGGCGAGCTGGAATCCGTGCTCCAGGGCGCCCCGGGTGGCCGCGATGCCGACCTGCTGCCGCAATTGCTGCGCGTGTTCCCCACGCTGGCGGCGCACGCCGTGGCCCTGGCTGCCGACGAGCCGGAGCAGGTGGACAAGGTGCGCGCGCTGGGCGCCGGCTTCCTGCAGGAGGCGCTGCTGGCCGTCTGGGAGCTGACGGTGGAGCCGGCGGGTGGCGCAAAAAAGTTCATCTCGCGCTGGGTGCAGTTGTTCAGCGCCGCGCGGCAAAATCTCGGCAGCCTGCAAAGCGACGCCAGCGCCCGCCCGCCGCGGGAGCACTGAGGGCAGACGCGCACTGGTATGTACGCCTGGCGCGTGATGTCACCCTGCTGCGCGCCCACGGCCACCCCCGGGCCGGTGCCTACACCCCCTGGCAGATCAGCATCGAGGCGGCGCTGATCCGCGAGTATCGGCTGGCCCAGCACGCCGAGCAGGCCTCGCTGATCCACGCTGCCATCGGCGCCGTGCTGGACCGCGACGCCGGCCGCCGCTTCAGCGACATGATCGCCACCTTCCTCGATCCGGATTCCTGAGAGCACCCCATGGCCCGAGTCAGCCGATCCGATGTAGAGCTGGTGCTCAGCGCCCGCGACGAGGTCACCCGCACCCTCGCCCAGGTGAGTGCGACCCTCGACGACCTGGTCGGCGATGCCGAGCAGACCGGCGGCGCCTTCGAGAGCATGGACGCCCGTGCCGAGCGCCTGCGCGGCACCCTGGAGGGGCTCAAGGACGCACAGCGCGATCTGGTCGCCAAGGGCCGCCTGGTCGAGCAGTTCAAGCGCGAGGAACAGCAGCTCTCGCGGCTCAACGAGCGCTTCCGCCAGGCCGCCGCCGAGGTCCGCCGGCTGAAGGACGAGCAGCGCGCCCAGGCCGCCGTGCCGCCGGCCCAGCGGGTGAACCTGAGCGGCGATCTGGAGCAGGCGCAGCGCACCGCGCAACGCGCCAACCAGGCCTTCCGCCAGCTGCGAAACCGCCTCCAGGCCACCGCCGCCGAACTCAACCGCCAGGGGGTGGCGACCAACGATCTGGCCGCCTCCGAGCGCCGTCTGGTGACCGAGGCGGAGCGCCTGCGCAACGCCCAGACCCAGGTGGCCAGTGCGCTGGCCAGGACCGGCGGCGCCGCCCGCAGCGGCGGCAGCGCCCTGCGGCGGTTCGGCGAGGACTCCCGCCGCGCGCTTTCGGTCACCCAGCGCCTGCGCGGCGAGATCCTGTCGCTGACCGCCGGCTATGTGGGGCTGTTCGGCATCGGCCGTCAGGTGGGCGCGCTGTTCGAGGCCGCCCGCAGCCAGGCGCGCATCGAGAGCGGCCTGCGGGTAGCCTTCGAGGGCGATCAGGCCGCGGTGGCCGGCGAGCTGGAGTTCCTGCGCGAGACCTCTGACCGGCTGGCGGTGTCCTTCCTGGACCTGGGGCGGAGTTATTCGCAATTCCTGGCGGCGGTACCCGAGGGCACCTTCACCCTGGAGGAGGTGCGCCAGATCTTCATCGGCGTCGCCACCGCAGGCCGGGTGCTGCGGCTGTCCACCGACCAGATGGAGCGCAGCTTCCGCGCCGTCATCCAGATCGTGTCGAAAGGCACGGTGCAGATGGAGGAGCTGCGCGGGCAACTGGGGGATAACCTCCCGGGCGCGCTGCTGCTGTTCGCCGAAGCAAACGGCGTTGCCATCACCGAGCTGGAGAAGCTGGTCGAGCAGCGCAAGATCACCTCGCGCAGCCTGGTCCCCTTCGCGGAACAGTTGGAGCAGAAATTCGGCAAGGATCTGCCCGAGGCCCTGGCCGAGCCCGTGGTGGCGCTGGATCGCCTGCAGGTCGCCTGGGAGCGCACCCTGCTGGAGATGGGCGAGGACACTGAGCTGCTCGATAGCCTGGCCGAGGCCATGCGCTCGCTGGCGGAATCGTTCGACGACCCGGCCTTCCGCGAGGGCCTGGAAGACATCGCCAACGGCCTGGCGGCGCTGGTGCGCCTGGTGCCGCCCATCGTCGCCAATATCCGCGCCATCGGCACCGCATTGTTGGCCGCCTTCGGGGCCCGCACCCTGATCGGGCTGGCGGGCACCATTGCGCGTATCGTCACGCTGACGCGCTCTGTCGCCGGGCTGGCCGCCGTCGCCGGGCTCGCCACCGGCCCCGTGGGCTGGGCAGTGGGTCTGGTCACGCTGCTGGCCCTGTGGGGCGACAGCGCTGAGGCTTCGACGCCCAAGATCGCCGACCTGCGCCGGGAGCTGGACGATCTGCGCGCCGCGCGGGAGCGGCTCGGCGACGGCGACCCCATCGCCCGCGGGCTGGGCGCGGAAATCGATACCGTCGATGCGCAGATCCGCAAGACCGAGAAGAACATTGCGCTGCTCCAGAGCATCGCAGACAGAAATCGCCCGGGCTTTACCCGCGACCAGATCCTCAAGGATTTGCAGAAGCAGTTCGATCTACTCGACCTGCTGGTGCAGAAGCGCGACGAGCTGGCCCGGCAGGCGCTGCCCGCGCAAACCGTGATTCCAGTGCCGGCGCCGGTGGCTCAGGGGCCTGCGGATGTTCCCGTGGATCCCGAGCTGCTGGACGACTTGGCCGACGCCATCGCCAAGGCCAACGACCGTATCGCCGAGCTGCGTGCCGACACCCTGGCGCAGCAGCTCGCGCTGATCGTGCGCAAATACCAGGAGCAGGCGGCCGCCGCGCGCGCCACGGCGGACACCGCGGACGATGCCCTGGTGCGCCAGGCGATCGCCGCCGAGCAGCAGGTGCTGCGCCTGGAGACCGAGAAGAAGCTGCGCGAAGAGCTGGCCAAGTTGCAGCGCGACGTCGACCGCCAGGGCGATCGTGGTCTGGCCGGCCGGCTGGCGGACATCCGCGAGCAGTACCAGGGCCTGATCGACGGCCTCCAGGAAGTGGGCCAGAGCGATCTGGCGGCGCAGGCCGCCGCCCTGGTCGAGCAGAGCATCGCCGGCGAGCTGGATGGCGTGAAACAGCAGTTGCGGCAGGAATTGTTGCAGTTGCGCGCCGAGGATGATGCCGATCTCGACGCCCGCCTGCAACTGCTGCGCGACAAGTACACGGCCACCATCGAGGCGCTGAATGCGGTAGACCGTGAGGGCGCGGCGCTGGCCCAGCGGGTGCTCGACCGCCGCCTGGAGTCCGCCCGCCGGGCGTTCGGGGCCGAACGCCTGCAGGAGGCGCAGGCCGAGATCGACAAGGCCCTGCAACTGCGCAATGCGGTGATCCAGCGCATCGAGGCACAGCGCGCCCTGGGCAACCTGACCGCCCGCGAGGCCGCGGACCAGTTGCGCGCCGAGCTGGCCGACCTGGACCCCAGGCTGGAGGGCCTGATTCAGAGCGCCCGCGAGCTGGTCGCCACCCTGCGCGGCGAGGGCATCATCAGCGAGACCGATGCCCAGATCGCGCTGGAGAATCTGGCCGCCATCCAAGCGGGCATGGACAGCCTGCAGAGCGAGGCCGACGAACTGGCCGGACGCTTCCGGGACGCCTTCGCCAGCGGCATGACGGACGCGATCAGCGACTTCGTGCGCGGCGTGAGCAGCGCCGGAGACGCCCTGCGCAAGTTCTTCGCCGACTTCCTGCGGATGATCGCAGAGGCGATCATCCAGCAGCAGGTGTTCAACGCCTTGCAAGCGGTCGCCGGGGGTGGTGGCGGCGGGCTGTTCAGCAGCATCGCCGGCTTCGCTGTGGGCACCAACCACGGCGGCGGCATGGCCGGCACCGGACCCAAGCGGACGATCAACCCGCTGGCCTTGCTGGGCGGCGTGCCGACCTTTCACGGCGGCGGCCTGGTGGGCGGCGATGAAGTGCTGTCGCTGTTGCGCCGCGACGAGGAGGTGCTGACCCGCAACGACCCCAGGCACGCGCGCAATGGGGGTGGCGCCGCCAAGCCCGTGGTGCGGGTGTACAACTTCTTCGACCGCGATGAGTTCCTGCGCGCCGTGGCCGACACCCCGGCCGGCGACGAGTTCGTGGTCAACACCATCAACCGCAATAAATCCCGCATCAACAGGTAACCCATGGCCTATGTAGAGACCACCATTCCCGGTGTCGGAAACGCCGCCGCCCATGGCCGCGAGGGGCACAAGAATTTCTTCTGGCGGATCCGGCAGATCGCCACCGGCCGCGCCTGGCTGGCGCAGAACGCCTACAGCGGCACCGGCGACGGGGTGATCACGGGCACGGACAGCGCTGTGGCCGCACCCACCGAGATCTGGACCATCACCTGCACCGACGCCACCACCCCGGGTGCCGAGGTCTGGTCGGTGTCCGGCACCGTGTCCGGCGCCCAGGCATCGGCCACCACGGGGGTGGCCTACGACAACGGCATCATCCAGTTCACCATCGATGCCGGCGCCATCAACTTCGCGGTGAACGACCAGTTCACGCTCTGGGCCACGGCCTCGCCGCTGCCGAGCGCCCAGCGCTGGACGATCAACCAGGAGAGCTACGCCACCGACGACTGGGAGATCTCGCTGCAAGGCCCGAACATCTCCGGCTTCGACGATGTGTTCGTGGGCTTCAGCACGCGCCAGAGCGTGCCGTCGGACTACTGGAACCTGGTCCTGCGCGGCGCGATCGGCTATGTATCGAGCAGCGGTTGGCAGGCCCAGCCCAACCCCCAGTACAAGACCACGCCCATGTGGCAGTTCGACATGCCCTGCGGGATCAGCATCACCGACATCAAGATCGCGTTCTGGGTGGAGGTCGAAGGCAACACAGACGTGGCCTACACCGGCCTCTTCCTGCCCAGCATGACGCCCAACGAATACAGCTTCCCGATGCTGGTCAGTGGCAGCGTGGGCGGTATCAGCGGCCTGCGCTACTCGGACACCTCGCGGCAGATCGGCATCAAGGAGAACAACCGCATCTATTTCATCGACGGCAGCTGGAAAACCCCGGAGCCCTGGCCGTGGTATGCCGACAACGCCCCCCCGAATCTCGGCGAGACCGCCACCGAGCCCACCCAGGATTCGGCGCTGGCCGATCAGCGCCAATGCCTGCCGGTCCACCTGATGGATGCCGGCAACGGCCTCTATGGCACCGTGCAGGACATCTTTTGGATCTCCGGCTTTGCGCTGGCCGTGGGCGACATCATTGACGATGGCGGCGGCAACACCTACAAGGTGGTGCGCAACATCCACCGCACCGGATTCTTCGACTACCTCGCGTTCCGGCGCGCCTGAGAGAGGCAGAACATGGCGTACCAGACCGGCACGGCGAGCGACTTTGCGGCGCTGCGCACCGAACTGTTCAACTTCTGCACCCTGCAGGGCTACACCCTGATCGGCGGGCAGATGCTGCAAAAGGGCGATGTCTATGCCCAGATCGAGGCCGACACCACCAACCATCTGCGCATGCGCGGCGGCACGGGTGAGGACGGCAGCGGCAACCCCACGGGCGCGCCGCACAACCTCTGGACCAGCATGCGCGGCACGCTGCCCGATGGCCTGGTGGTGGTGTGGCCGATCACCTACCACTTCCACTACCGCGCCAGCCCGGATGCGGTGTTCGTGGCGATCGAGCACAACAACGGCTGGAGCCAGCATCTGCTGTTTGGCGAGATGGCCAAGGCCGCCAACTTCGTGGGCGGCGGCTACTACAGCGCCAGTTGGGGGGATGGGTCCTATTACTCGGGCGGCGGGGGCTCCGGCCTGGAGACGGAACTCACACTGGTTACATCATGCGCAACCGTGGAGGTGATCCCGTTTCAGGGTTTGCGTACCGCGCTCGGCGGCACCCGCTTCGCGGGCAGTTATGTGCACGCCGAGACCGGCGGGCGGACCTGGTGGGAGCGCAGCCAGGGCATCGCCAATACGCTGTATACCGGAGAAAGCCTGTTCGAACTCCGCGCGCGCAGCCTCAACGCCTGGAACAACGGCATGAACCTGGTGCCCTGGTACCTGTTTGGCCAGGCGGTCAGCGGCAACCTGGTCGTGCTCGGCGAGCTGCCGCAGATCCGCTTCGTGCGCATGCGCCACTACAACATCGGTGATGTGATCACCATAGGCGCGGACAAGTGGAAGCTCTACCCGGTGCTGCTCAAGAATGCGGCCGATCCGGACCCGGACCGCACCGACTTCCATTCCGGCGATTACGGCATCGCCGTGGCCTACGACGGGCCCTGAGCATGGCGACCTTCGCCGGCGGCGCCTTTATCGTCACCCAGCCCAAGACCGCCGACGACAACCCCCACCTCGCCCGGCAGGTGTTCGGCTATGTGCAGGATTTCTGGCGCGGTGCGACCCGGGAGATGCGCCAGGAGGCGCCGGTGTTCGATGGCGCGCGGCTGCACACCGGGTTCGGCTACCCAACCAGGGTGCGCTCGGGTGCCGAGCGGCCCGGGCTGCTGCACGACTGGTACTTTCGCATCCACCTGATTCCGCGCACGGTCAGCCTGGGCAATGTGATCGTGCCCAAGACGGAGACGGTGTATTTCTGGAATGCGTTTCTCAGCGACGCCACATTGACGGCGATCAGCGAGACGGCGACCGAGGGCCTGGCGCTGGCCGGCCCGGCGCCGGTGACCGTGGCCGCGCCGCTGGCGATGTTCGAGTATCAGTTGACCGCCATCCCCGAGGGGCCGGGCACCATCGACGCCACCTATGGCTTCGTGGTGGATGGCATCACCTACGATCTGCGCGTGCTGGGGGTGCGGTTTGCGCTGTTTCCGGTGGACCCCAACCAGGCCGAGCCCCTGGAGGAGACCCTGGAGTGGCGCACCGCAATCATCGAGGCGCCGGACGGCACCGAGCAGGCGATCGGCCAGCGCGGCGTGCCGCGCCGCACCTTCGCCTATGGGCTGGCCACCGATGGGGTGGCCCGGCAATCCGTGGAGCACCTGCTGTGGAACTCGCAGTGGCGCTCGCTGTCGATCCCGATCTGGACGGATGCCGCGGCCCTGGCGGCGCCGGCCAACCCGGGCGGCACCGTGCTGTCGTTGGCCGATGATGCGCTGTTCGCCTTTGCCGATGGGGGTGTGGCGGTGCTCTGGGCGAGCGCCACCCAGCACGAGGTGGTGGATATCGACACCTGGGTGCCGGGCACCCTGACCACGGCGCGGGCTATCGCCCAGCAGTGGCCGGCGGGCACCGAGGTGTTCCCCGGCACTTTCGGCTATCTGCAGGACGACTGGGAGCAGACGCGGCTGTCCAGCATCGTCGACACCGCCCGCGCGGTGATCGAGCTGGACCCGACCCGCGACACCCCCAACCTGCCGGTGACCGCCGCCGCCCTGACCCTGGACGGCTCCGAGGTCTACACGGTGGAGCCCAACTGGCGCGACGGCCCGGCCGCCGGCTGGACGGCCTTCCGCGAGGACTTCGACCCCGGCCTGGGCGCCCGCGCGCGCTGGCCCAGGCACACCTACAGCGCCTTCCGGCGCGATTTCTCGTGGATTCTTCAGGGCCGCCCGGCGATTCAGGACTTCCGCGCCTTTCTCGCCCGCCGCGCCGGCGCCCGGGTGCCGGTGTATATGCCCACCTGGCAGGACGACCTGACCCTGGTGCAGAACATCGGCCCCAGCGACGTGGCGGCGCGCTTCGCCCGCGTGGAGCCCGC